TATCATGTGTTCCTTCTTTTATTGTTTTCGAGGGTTCATCTCCGTCACTTACGGTTTGTTCCCCGTAATGTTCCGCGGCTCGAGCTCCACCGAAATCGCCGCGAGGGTTGTTGCTAAGATAGGAAGTAACGTCATCTGTCAATATAAGTTCCCCAGCTATCCATGGAGATTTATACGTATGATCAAACATTATTTTTACAAATTGTTCTTTAGTTATATAAGTAGTAAACCCGGTATGATCTATACTTGCGAGAGATATAGTAATGAGGTAATCCGATCCCGCCGCAGTTATTGGAAAAGCTGGATCTTGTATGTCAGCTGTCTGTGGACTTGGATATCCCATATATAATTATTTAATTTATGATTATCATCCTTGTCTATTTATTTCAGCAAGTATTTGACTAACAAATGACGGTTCTATGACTTTATATAATATCCCAGGAGCGGGATTAGTTGTAGGGTTTTGTATGTTGTTTAATATACAAATTAACCACCATAATGTTTGATCACCATAAACTTGATGAGCAAATGTTGTCCATGGCATTTCACTAGTAATCTTTACCGTGTAAAACATATTAGTATTAAGCTCATCTGGAAAGCTAATCTTTTTAATAATATTATAAAAATAATACTTATCAGCTCGTGCTAGATTGAAAATGTTCTCATATCTAGAATCGTCTAATGATGTATCTTTTTGTTGTAAATCTGTAATCATAGTTTAGGTTGTTGATTTCATCGACTTGGTATTTTCCTAAGTGTGGGGGTTTCCTTAACACGCTCTTCCCATGTTTTTTGTGGGGCCGATTTTTCAGACGAGGTAACTCGTCCATCTACCGCATCGTACATTAAATTTTTTGTTTCTGGTGTTAGGCTTGTTAGTGATAATGATATTTCATAACCTTCAGGTATAATTGCTTGTATTTGTTTATCTGAATTAGCTGCAACTTGTAATTCTGCAGGTCGTCGATTTCCGATAAAATTTACAGATAACTTACTTAAATAGCTCCATCTATAACTAAAAACTCCAGGTAAGTTTGCTTTATATATAACAGGAGGTTGGATCGCAACTCTGCTTAGCTTATTAGGTAAATTTTGATATAATAATAAAAATATAAATCTAAAATTCTTTTGCCACTCTGTACTTTCACCGGTGTCAGGTATTGTATTGTCTAAATAAAATTTAACTTCATGTGTCGGACCAGTGTCTGGAAAATCAAATGTTTTTGATAAATCAATACCTACACCAGGTGCTACTAAAGATGTTATCTGTTTCATCATATCTGTATATCCGCCAATAATACTACTATCTGTACTCCATGCATTACTTATTTCTTTTACAGTATCAGTCATATATGGTAGTCTATATATAAAATTCGTAGATCGAACACCATACATGGGCTCATAATCGTTCAACCAATATTTTCCTGTTCCCGGGCTCTCGACATTATAGGCAGTCTCCCTTACTGAATCAGTAACAGTTTTTAAAAAATTAACACCATGTAAGATATTATCGACACCGGTTTTTACTTTGTCTGGAACACCAAGCCAAGCGGAGGAATCTTGCTTACCGGCTTTGTCTGTCTGCATCCAATCCATTATTTTATGAACTCCTTGTTGCCCGGCGGCGCCTATGCCAACCGCGTCAAAATCTTTAGAAAACCCGGGATTATGTTGTTTAATTAAAGCATTAGAAATTAATATTAAATTATTAAAAAATGCTGGACTAGAAACTAATGATTCTTGTAAAACTAATTTAGGAGTATTTTTTCGGGCGATAGATTTTTTTCCTGTTTTTGTCCAGTTAAAATCTTCGACTACATCTATATTACATACCCTCCCTTGAGTGAGCGGTACACAGATTGGTGCTAATCCTGGAGTGTTTTGCATCGCCGCTAGCTCCTCGCCAATAGCACCGACTGTATCTGCTACTCCATTTTCAAAGCCTTCTTCCTCCAACCTCTTCACCTCCGTCTGGACGCGCTCCACAGCCTTACTATTAGTTCCAGTAACATCAGCACAGTCTTGTTTACTAAATTTAAATAAAAATTTGTCGCTCGGTGTTGTCATTGTTGTGATTCTCGTCCTGTATTATTTAGATTACTCTCTTCAAGGTATCCCGGTACTTTAGGTTTCGTATTTTGTTGTTGTGGAAAAATATTAGTTGTTATTTTTGGATCTTTTAAAATCTCTAATAGTTTTTGTGTTATCTCATCTTGCTTCCCGGATGAGCCATTATATGATTCTAGGATTGCATCTAATTTATCTATTACATCTTTATTGAATTGCACCCCGAACTGCGAGGCTTCACTTGCACCACCGGGTAGTGTTAATAACGCTTCAGCAATTTCACGCTCTGTGAGCTTTGTAACGGTTGGAATATTTCGAGGTGTTACTGTCGTAGTTTTATGAAGCTGATAATCATCATGCCTCATCATGGACTGTCTAGCTGCATCCTCAAGAAGTTTTTGGAGTTCGTGTTGCTTCACTGGTCGGCCGCCTGCGCCAGTGCTCCAGTTGGAGAAATATTTCCATAGACGGTTTCCATATCCAGCCATTCCCGGCTCATCGCGCTCTGCAAGTCTCTGTTTTGCTAGTCGATTTTCGACATCAGATTTTTCTATAACATCCAAGCGCTTCTGCATTTTCTGGACACCTTCTTCTCTAGTAATTTCTCCACGATCTATTTGCTGGTTGATCTTATCAAAGTATTCGTCTTGCTGGTCTGCTGTATGTTTTGCTGCTTCTTGCTCTCTGCCCATAATTTTATCAAATAAACTTGAAACCTCAAAAGATTGCCATGCTGTATAAATACCTGTTAATGCCGCTGTGAGAGCTCCTAATGTCCCTGCAACAATTGTTGTAGTCAGTCCCTGGGCAAATGTTGTCACTCCGGTAGTAAGTGCGGTAGCTTGAGCCGTGAACCATGGACCGACCGTGGTCCACCAGGCAGGAATACCCACTAGAAGTGCCCAGAATGCTTTTGGAAGGTTTCTAATGAAGCTAAAAGTAGTACGTATCCATTCCCAATTCCAAAATTTTAGAAAATTACCAACGCTTCGCACCCATCCCCAATTCCAAAATTTTAGAAAATTACCAAAGCTTCGCATCCATTGAGGAAAGCGGCCGAGGAATTCCTGAAATCCTCTTATCCACCCTTGAATACTGTCACCTATTCTTGACCAAATTGGATTCCACACCTTCGTGCCGTCGTCCAGTGTTTTTAGATATTTTCCGCTCATACCAAAAACCCAATTAAGGGATCTATAAATGCCTGATACTAAACCAAATATAATGGCGCCGAGACCGGTAGCCGCCACAAGTTTATCATACCATTTGCTGGTTTCGGACCATATTATATTCCATAAATTGACGTGGAAGGCATAGGCTAGGCCGATCCATCTCAATGTAGGGCTCCCGGTCGCGAGTCCGACTCCGAAGATTCCCAGACCCGTCATTTCGTCGCTTAAATCGTCACCGTATGGGTCAACCGTGCGCTGCACCCTATCGGCAATCGCAGGAAGACCTTTCTCAAGGATATCACCAAAGGCAGCTAAAAATAAAGTAGCATATAATAATGCTTTGTTTTGAGCAAGCGCTCTAAACGGTGCCAATAAAGGAGCAGTAACACCTCTAAGTATACCGACAACAATATCTCGTATTATTGTACCTCTAAATACAGCCATTGCTGGGCTACCTCTCCAACGAGAATCTCGAGTTGCTCCAGAAAGCTCGCGTACCGTTCCGCCGTCAGAGCCACCAGCAGTAGTAAGCGCGGCTGTATGCTTTTTCATAGCCAGGCTATGAGCGGTCAAGGCAGTAGTCCATTCGCCCATTATAGTTGGTGTTATAGTACTGGACGGATCTGGAGAATTAATTAGAGTTTGTAAATGGACGTTAGTTAAATCAACAGAAGATTTAATACTATTTTCAGTACCCACCATGCTATCAATCATAGCAGCAAACGGCCCATACTTATCTTTGACTGGGCTATAATTAGAGAGCTTGTCTTGAACTGTACCTAAAGCCTCTGCAATGTCACTTAGTACCTCACTATAATCCGCCATGTATAATTATTTAATTATACATCAAGGAAATTAGAATAGTCTGCTTCGTATAATCTGATATTATTGAGGCTCTTTAAATTTGTAGCTATATGTTCAGATAGTGGAGTTAATAGATTTAAATCAAATAATAAGAATAATTCACGTAAATCCTCATAAGAGAGGTCACTAGCATTATGTGTCGTGTCATCTATTTTTAAATATTTTATAAATCTAAAATTATCATAAAATATTAAATCTGTTTCGGCTGGGTCTTCTGCTTTAACTAGATACTTTAATAGATCGATTTCAAAAGTAAGCGTAGGTAGTTTAAATCCTATTTCTACTTTAGCTGTATTTACTTTAGTATTATATGGAGTATCTTCCAATATTGATGTATTAACATCATAATTAGTAGTATCTTTTACTTTAACAATATTTCGCCAATGTTGAAGTAAATATAATTTATCTTTATATGTTAAATCTTTTTTTGTACTGTTATATATGTATGTATCTAGATGAAGAATATATGTTAATACAGATGCGGCTTCGTTTTTTAATTTTTTAATTTTGCGAAGGAGTTTATCTTGAAAATCAACATTAATTTGACCTATTTTTATTTCACCACTATCTGGTAGTGTTACTGTTCTTACATATAATTCTTTAAATTTACTTACAATATTACTCATTTTTGTTTATATTGGGCTTGTTCTTTTTTCGATATTTTCATAAAGATTTTTGCATATTTCTTATATTGGTCATATGATATTACATCAAAATCTGTATAGTTAAACCCGCCATTTTTCAACAGGCACATCTGTTCTTCTAATAATATATCTTCGTCATATACAAAACACAAGTATATTATATGAATAATTATCTCTTCACAGTACATAAATCCACAGTTATATTGTTCATTAATATGATATAAAGAGATATTGTTTAATTTATCAAGATATTTTTTAATATGATCATTACAATTGTTTAATACTGATATCGGTATATCTTGATAATTAGATTCGTTAATTTCAAATATTATATTATTAATTTGAATTTTTTTGATGAAGGCTGCATTACTAAAAAAATTACCTATAGGATATCCAATAGTGACAATTGTATCATTTGGCAAGATAATTTCCTCTTCTGAATATTCAGGCAGTTCAGGAAAAAAGCTTTTTTTATAAATTATTAACTCTTTGTCGTCGGTTTTGAGTTTAATAGCTGCTGTATCATTAGGAAATCTTTCTTCTTTTATTTTATGAAGAAGCTCTAAAATATTTGTATATGAAAATTTGCTAGTAAAAATTTTTAATAACTCATCATTTTGTTTATTATTATATAATGTTGATATTTTTATTATATCATTAAAACTTATCATAAGTTATATATTAGGCAGTAGGCGTAATTACATCATATCTGGAAAATCTCCATTTTGTAGATATGCTACCAGTTTCAAAATCACCTGTATATTCATTAACATTCGCCGAAGTAATTTCATGTGGTATACAGTTATAATATTTATATATTTTTCGCATAACAGGATGTGACGTGTCCTTTTGCAAATATTCTGGTAATTGTCTAGATGTAAAAATTACATCGATATTAGTTGAAAGTTTTGGTTCATCTAGATTTAATTGCATATTACCGTATGTACTATATAGTTGAATCCATGGTCTAATTATTCCATCTATAAAACTAATATTAGTTTCTAAGAATTGAATATCTAAATCTTGATCACCGTATTCATGACCAGTTGTATACGGCCCAGTTGGTAATAATCCATTTTTATATGGTTCTGATTGAGATGTGACGGTTGTTTTTTCTGTATTTAAATCAACACCGGTTGCTATTAACATAGGGGTATCACCCGATCCGATCATTGATTCAAATTGAGGCTTGACTGCATGAATACCTCTTGAGTCTGTTCGGCCGAATCCTAATTCTTTTACATGGTCATCGTTGATTGCTGCTGGAATATGATTTATTTGAACACCAAAAAAGTTTTTAGCAGCAGGGAAAGTTTCATATCTTGCGAGAAGTTGATAGAACTTTTGAACTATTGGACCTACATCAAATATAGGAGAGTCTACATCCATGTAAATATTTAAGGCAAGATGTCCTAGATACTATTATCACCCGCCGAACCCGGCTGCGCCCGCTCCGAGCATTGCACCAGCAGCATTCGGAATGTCCTTCACCGCTTTGTCGGACCTCCAGAATTGATAAGCAAACGTAAGTGTTGTTGTGGCTACCTCACCATCACCTGACATAGAATATGCTATATTGCCGCAATCTGTAGGGAACACACCGTGTAATTTATAAGTGTGTAATGGCTCAAATTTAGTATCTAATTGAATAAGAGTAATAGTACTATTATCATGTAACTTACCGTCACCTGTAGTAGTGGCATCGTTATAGGTTTTCTCGATCCAATCTTCCATGGCAATACGAGCTGTCGAGTGGGCATCAACATAAAAATCAATTGTAAATGCATCGCTATTATTATAAGAGACAGTACCCGGGATACGAAATTGAAATCCGTTATACGGGACGTCTTTTGTTGCGATTGTTTTACCGGGTAATTCAGCAGCAGTTGCATATACTAAATCTGTTTCATCAAAAACAGTCCTGCCTTTATTAGAGACATCGAGTACACGAAATTGAAAGTCACGTGCAAAGTCTCTTGATTGTGCTACTTTATAAAAGTCTTGAATTTTTTGTTTAATATCGGACATGATGTTATAATTATTTAGTGTTTACTTCAGTTTATTGACCAACTATCTCCTCAAAATTAACCTCTGTGTTAACAGCGTAGAAGTTAACCAATATAAACTCTGCAGTGCGTACAGGCTTTAAATAGATGTCAACTCTTAGTTCATTTTGTTCAATAACGCTTGTAGGGTTATTTCTTTCATCACAAACAATAAGGTAGTCATAAACTCCTTCTGTTTGTTTGCAGTTCTCAAATATCGGTGTTAATGTATTAACAACCTTGTTTCTTGTTAAGAACGTATTAGGTTCAAAGATAAAGAATTTCAAGGACTGCCGCGTTCTTTTCTCTAAATTGAGGAACAACCTACGGACATTAACTCTATCAAATGCTGTTGGTTTTCGTTGTAAGGTCTTTTGACCAAATATAACTATACCTTCTGCTGGAAATTGTGTAACAGGGTTAATTGCAATTCTATACAATTGATCTCTTTGTCGTTGTGTCGGGCTTACAGCAATATCATTTACACCTGTAACAACACCACGATTAAATCCTGCTGGTGCATACCAGGGAGCAAAATTTGCATCATTGTCTGCATAAATTTTTGCAGCTACACCAGAGAATGGAATCCAAATCTGCTTACCGCTAGATCCATCATATACTTTTGCCCAGTTACCGTAGGTAGTAGCAAAATTACTATTAGCTGTTCCAAATTGATGGCGAAGAGGCCAATATACATGCTTACTAAAGTTCTTAGTTTTATCATCAAGAGCTTTACCATTAACACCTTGAACAACTAATGGACGTAATGCATCAGCAATGAAAATATGATCTTTTCTTGTTGACCTTGCGAAACCTTCAAATCTATTAAAAATAGTTCTATAACTATCTCTATATGTAGTTTGAACACTACCTGAAACATTTGTCATATTTTGGTCCGCTGTATAAAAGCCTGTACCTGTAGTAGCATTTCCAATATCTACATAGTCAGTATCAGTGAACGGACCGGTAGTGTTTGTCGCAAATGTATGTATTGTACCTAAACCAGCTTCAACTGATACGTCAATTTGGAATAAATCGACATTTTCAGCAATCTGAAATACTCGGTCCAATTTACTAGGAATACTACCAACATTTTTATCGAGGTTATTAGTAGTGTGATATATCCCTAATGGATATAATCCTAAATAATTAACGCCATCAAAGTTAGTAGCATCCGCCCAAAGACCGGAGCCGCCAATTTGCGCACCAATTGCTGGTATAGTATCGGAAAGAACTCGTACAGATTTTGTCGGTGCATCACCAGTTGTTGATGTCCAAGCCCCGCTGTAATCACTAATATTTGGATTTACTAAAATCTTTACATTTGGTGATGCATTGTCTTGATCTTCAAGGAAAAATGAGCGTTGAGGTCCGCCGAGCTCGTCTTGAAGCTTCCGTCTAAGATCAAGAGAACCAGTATACCCTTCAGCTAAGAAATTAGTTAATTCTAGCTCTGTATTAGAAAACGGTGTATTTCTGACTTTGAAAACACCAATATTTAGAGTATCATTAAATTCCGGACCATCAACATCAATCTTAGAAAATGTTTCTAATGTTTTACTTACATTAGATTTCGGGTCATCATAATTACCGGTTAATTCAAATCCTAATCTTGATGTTGGTATTTCAGCAAAACCAGTTGATACCTTATCAACTGTTGAGGTAGTGGTATATATCTTTTGAGTTGATGTAAAATTAGTTGCTGGGTTACTTTGATTGCCATCAGATATACCAACATAGTAACCTTCAAAATTATTATTAGTTACAGTTGCACCTGTATTGAGTACAATCAGACCTGCGCCAGCAGCGTCTAAATCACCATCAAATGTTGCA